CTCGTTGACCTGCGTCTGCCGCTGCCGTTCCGCCTCCGCCTGCTTGAGGGCCTGGTTCTCGGCCATCACCCGGTTGTACTCCCGGTAGGCGTCCGGCTCCATGCCCTTGTCGTAGGCCTGGCGTTCGATCAGGTCGTTGTCCTGGTTGATCGCCTCCAGCAGCGCGTCCACGTCGCCCGCCGCCGTGCCGTATTTCCCGGCCAGCAGATTGAGCGCCGGCGCGAGCTTCGCCATCTGTTCTGACTGCGCTTTGTTCTCGGCAAACCGTTTATTAAACTGTTTGTCGAACCGTTTTTGGAACTCCGCCTTGTACTCCGGGTCCTGCATCAGCTCGTCAAAGGTGGCTTTGTGTTCCGGTTTGGTCTCAGTCGCCCCGTTCTCCTGGCCGGCATCGTTGTCCGCCGGCGCGTCCTGCGCCGCCGTCTGCTGTTTGCCGTATACCACCTTGCTCAGATCGTCCGCTCTCCCCGTCGCTTGGGGCTTTGTCCCCGTTGTCTGCGCCTGAGCTGCAGCGCCGGTCCCCTCATTCGCGCCGGTCCCGGCAGCTCCGCCGTCGCCTCCAGCGCCGGCCCCGCCGCCCTCACCGAACATCGTCAGGAACTTTCTGAAAATCAATCCGCTCATATACTTTCCCTTTCCGCCGTCTCTCCGGCTTGCCCTTATCGTCCACCCATCTGGGTTGATACCATGATAACAAAACCCGCCGGGGGATTTCTCCCCCCTAAAAACAGAGTGGAGAGTGTAGAGTGGAGAGTGGAGATAGATATGGTCTGCGAATGATGATCAGCCATATCAAATCTCCACTCTGCAGCCGAAGGCTGCGAAAACTCTTCACTCTCCACTCTCACTCAGGTACTCATCTGCACATACTCCGGGTACTCCCTCCGCATGGCCTCCAGCCCCGTGCGGAACATATCCATGTGCCGCCGCATGGGCTTGGTCCGCCAGATATAGGCGCGTTTGGCGTCTGCTCCCTCTGTATGCCCTGCCAGCGCTCCCTCCTTGTTTGCCGTCTCCAGCAGCGCCACATACAGCGAGCTCACCCCCGCGCATACCGTCTCATCCGCCGCGTGCCCGATCACCGTCACCTGATACTGCCCACCATCTTGCACTACATAAACTTTGATCATTTACTCCTCACTCCTAACTCCTCACTCTACACTGTTTGCGTTCAAAGCCCTTTCCCTCGGCGCGCTGATCCGCTTCCCCCGTTGCTGCTCATTCCCCAGGGAATCGGTCTTAGGCTCTTCACCTCCTACCTCCTCCCTGCTATTTCCTACCTGATCGCTGCCTCCTGCCTCCTGTCCTTGCTGCGCAATGCCCAGCGCCGCCTGCAGCTGCTGCACCTGCATCATGAGCTGCTGCATCATCTGGAACATCCCGCCATTCTGCCGGATTCGCTCGCGGACCTTGTCGATCCCCTCGAAGGACATCATATCCAGCACCATCAGCGCGCTGTCCGCATTCTGCGGGGCGAACATGCCCATGCCGTACAATTCCTTGGCCAGCTCGTTCTGCGCCATGCGGCTGTATGCCGTCTGTTTCGCCGCCTTAATTTTGATATCAAACACCGGCAGCCGTTCGGCAAAATCAACGCCCATCACGCCCGGCTGCGGCTGTGGGCCCAGCATGCTGTTGTCAAATGGAATATACTCCGCCTGCCCCTGCCCGCCTGTGATTCGGATCGTGCGCGGGACGTCGTAGAACTGGCGGAACAGCTCGATCATCATGTAGCAGACATCCTTAAATCGCCTGTACCCGGCCCGGATGATGTCCCGGCTGGGCTTGCTGCTGGCTTCCTGCAGAGCAGCAATGGCACTGTATGCCGTTACGCCCGCCGGGCTCCCGCCCTGGGCCGCCGCCGTGCTGCCGCTCACCTCTCGCAGCTCGCTGATCTTGTTGTTGAGCACGCCCATATACGTCGGGTTCAGCTCGCTCTTTGGAAATGGCATGATGCTGTCCGTCAGCGCTCCGCTGCCGTTGACATGCACTAAAGGCTTTTCCGGGTCCAGCACTTCCTGTTCGTTCACTCCGCCGGCGTTGTTGATAAAATGTTTCGCCCTGCTGTTGATCAGCGCGCTGTCCAGGATCGCGCTGTCCAGCCGGTCGATGTAGTCCTGAGCGTCCCGGCACAGGTCCACATGGCTCTGCCCCGCCGGGCTGCCCTCCATCGGGTACAGCGGATCAAATACAAACGGGTACATGCCGTGGTCGTAATACCCCCGCTCCGCGTACCGCTCGTCGTCCTCGCTGGCGTACAGCACGATATTTTCGACGAATTTGCACAGGTGCAGCACCCCGTCCCGCTTGTAATACCAGTCGATCACCGCGCTCTTGTCCGCCGTGTTGTGTGTCGTCTCATAGGCGTACATGCCCGGCACAAAGTTGGCAGATCCCAGCTTATCCTTGACCAGGTCCCCGTACTCCTCCTCCAGCTGCTTGTTGTCCTCCAGCGCCACACAAAAAAAGTTACGGCTCTGCTGGATATCGTCCACCGCCGGGTCCCAGTAGCAGTTGAGGATGTCCACGCGGCTGACGCTCACGTCTCCGATGCCGTTGCTCTTGTCCGGGTCCCAGCTGACGCACACCACGCCGGTGCCTTTGATCAGCTTATCCCACCAGATTCTGTCGTAGATCTCTTCATAGTCATTGAGCTCCAGCACGCACGGCAGCACCTCGCTCAGCGTCCTGGCCGTCTCCTCGTCGCTTTGCTCCCTTGGCAGCACGTTGGGCTCCGGGTAGTTGTCCATTGCGTCGCTGTGCTTGACGATGCAGCTGTTGAACAGCCAGCCCGAATTTGTTTTGACCCCGTACTGCTTCCGCTCCCGTTTCTTCCCGGCCCAGTTGTGCATCCGGTAATACCGCTCCGCCTCGATCACCCGCTGCTCCAGCGAAGCCTTCCCGGCCTTGTAGGTCTGCAGCGTCGCCAGCGCCTCGGCGATCCTCTCCTCCCAGGTCCGGTTCTCCCGCCTGACGTCCCGCCCGGCCCCGTCCACCTTTAGGCCCGGCGTCTGCATCACTCTGGATCCGCTCCCGTTCTCCGCCGGCACCTGCTCGTTCATCCCCGGCACCTCGCCGCCCATCGGGATCATCACCGTCCCCCGCTCATCTCTCCGCCTCAAATACTCGCTCACTTTTATCGCTCCCTTCTTCGTTCGCTCAGGTAGCAGGTAGAAGGGAGGAGGTAGGAGGTTTGATATAGTCAATGACTATTCACCTCCTACCTTAGCGGCGTTAGCCGCGCTACTTCCTACCTCCTACCTGAGTAAATCCTCCTACCTGGTTAATAGCTCAAAAATCTTGTCCTGTCCCTGTCCTTGATCATGTTCAAGGGGTCGTCCGGCTCGCTGTACCGCAGCTCCTCCAGCGGCTTGACCGGCGCGCTGATCATCCTGGTGCACAGGGCATATCTGGTCTCGTCGTAGATGTGGTCCTCCTGGTCCGTGTCGATGTCCTCCACGTCGATCTCGCTGTACACCAGGGACGGGATCTGCCGGATAAAGTTCGTGCACGTGCTGAATACGTACATCATCGGGTGACCGGTGCTGTTGAACGCCATCCGGTAGTGCAGCTGCATCTTCCCCAGGATCCGCGAGTTAAAAGCCTTCGTGAAGTACACGCCCTCCCGCGCCATGTTCGCCGCCGCTCCGTATCCGCTGTCTCCCCGGTCCAGGCCAATGGCGGGGTCCGCCACACCGCTGATCTCATGCCCCACGATATTCGGGTCCTCGCTCTCGATCCTCAGGATTTCATGGGCAATCTTCTGATCACTCCACTCCACGCCCGTGTTGGGGCTCCCCTTGACGCATCCGTACAGCTCCCGGATCCGGTACATGCACCCGACTTCATCCACGGCCCACCAGCCCACGGAAAACGGATGATGATAGCCCCAGTCGAAGCTCCGCACAATCCGCCAGTGCTTCGGGATCGGAAACGGCTCGATCACATGTGTCCACTGCCGGTCCTTGTAATGCTCCGGCAGATCGCGGAACTCCCGGAACACCTGCCCGGAGAAGGAATTCCAATCCCCGTACAGCATCGCCCGCTTCTCGGCCTCCGGCAGACTGGCCAGCTGCGCCAGATAGTTCGGGTCATTGTCGAGCAGATATTTGTTATCAAATACCAGGCTCGGCACAAAGCACCCGGTTTTCACCAGCTTCTTCCGGCTCCCGTCCGGCAGCTCCACCTCCAGCTCGTTCGTAAACGTCTTGAGCGGTTCGCCCCTGGTCACGAACCGGTCCTTCACCCACCCGTGCCCGATGCCGCCAGGGTTCCCGGTCGCCCGCACATAGCACACCGTCCCCGGCCCGCTCGGTCGGTTTCGCCCGCTGATATAGCTGTACTCCTCCCAGGTAAAATGCGTCAGCTCGTCAAACCCGATATAGTCATACTGCATGCCCTGGTAATCGATTTTGTATGTCGTGCTCCGCACGTTCCCGAAGCGGATCTTCGCCCCGCTTGGGAACCGCCACTCATGCATAGTCCCGTTGTATTTGGCCTTCGGAAACGCCTGCGGATAATAAAACTGGCTCTTGTCGATCAGCTCTGTCAGGTTCTTGTACGTCTTGCGCAGGATCAACCCCCGGTAATTCGGTATATGCACCTGCCGCAGCGCCTCGATCACGATGGCGTCGCTCTTCCCGCCGCCGGCAGCCCCTCCGAAAAAAACCTCGTCTTCCGTTCTCCGCATGAAGGCGGCCTGCTTCGGCAGCGGTTTCCAGATGATCCTGCTCATTCCTCGTCCACCTCGCGCTCCGTCAGTACGATCACTCCCTCCCGTTCCCCGGTATCGCTTTCCTTCTCCGGCTGCAGCAGTTTGATCGCCGCGCTCACCTCCCGCATCGCCGCCGTCATATCCCGCAGGGCTTTGGTATCCAGCTTCTTCGTCCGGTACTCCTGCACCCCGTCCTCCGTCACGCTCACCCGCCCAAACAGCGTATCATCGTCCCCGATGTATTTGTTCAGCGTCCGCGCCGCCTTGTCCAGCGCGCTCGACAGGTTCCCCAGCGTCCGTGCGTCTCGCGCCTGCGCGCGCGCGAGGGCCTTTTCTTGTACCCGTTTCGCATAATTTTCGCGTTTCTCAGAAAATTTTCTTACCTTTGCCCTCTTGTAAAACGTGTTCAGCGGGATCTGGTACTTCCTCGCCAATGCCTCCATCGTGCTCTTCCCACTGATAAACTCCTGCTCTATTTTCTCCCAGTCATATTTCATCCAATCACCGCCCGCCCATGTATTCCGGCCCGGCTCCGGCCTGCTATAACCATATCAAAAAAGGCCCTGGGATTTCTCCCCGGCCTTGAATCAGGTAGTAGGCTTTTTATCAGGTAGGAGGTAGGAAGTAGCGCGGCCTTCAGCCGCTAAGGTAGAAGGTTTTATATAGTCATGACTATTAACCTCCTACCTCCTACCTACTACCTACTACCTGGATAAAGCCTCCTACCTCCTACCTGTGCGAATCGTCGCCTTCTCCCTCCTCCCCGTCATAGAGCCCTATCAGCATCATCGCATACGGACAGCGCACGTACCCGAAGGTGTTGCAATACTCCTGCATGTGCCCCAGCGCCTCCGCCCGGCTGGCAAACATATGCAGCAGCCGCGCCCCGCCGATGACGCACTCGCAGCAGATATAGTCCCCCTTGGATCTCTGGTAAAACGGACACATCGCCCGCCCGTCACGCGCGTCGTTTGGCACTTTACGCTCTCCTTCTTTCCGCTTAGGGAGGAGGTAGGAAGTAGGAGGTAGCGCTCACTTCGTTCGCTAAGGTATATACCTCCTCCCTCCTACCTTCTACCTCCTACCTGAATAAAGCCTCCTACCTGAATAAAGCCTCCTACCTTGCCCGGCATAGCCTGGCAAATATGTACGCTCCCGCCAGAAAGTCCGACCGTCTCACGCTCAGCTCGCATAGCTCAAGGCCTGGGAACAGCTTTCTCATGATCCCCTCGCCCTGCAGCTCCGCGTCCTGGGCGATCCTCGCGGCCTGGCGTTTGCTGACCTTGTGTACGCTCTCGGTGATCCTCGGCTCTTTCAGGTTCCGGCTGCAGCTCCACCGCTTCTGGTCCTTCTCCCTGGCCTCCGTGCCGGCAGCCTTGAGCATGTAGTGGCATACACCTTTCAGCCCTTCGTGGTCCAGCTTCAGTCGGTCGCAGTTGGCAAAGCCCTTGCCCCATGCGTCCTCGATCTCCTCGCGCGAAAGCCCACCCTCCATGAGCACGTGGTGGTGGGCCCGCCCGTTTTTGTTCCCGGCCTCTATGACCGCCATATGTTTACACGGCCCAAGGCCTTTTTTTGCCCTGCGCCGGTTGATCCTCGCTATGAAATTGCGGAAATCCCGCTTTGCCTGCTCCATCGTCGGAGCTGT